GGCGTGGACCCGGACGTGTGGCAGATTGATTTTTTGAACGCCATCGCACGGGGTGATAGGCGCATATCAGTCAGGTCTGGCCACGGCGTCGGCAAGTCAACCGCGAGCAGCTGGGCGATGCTGTGGTTCTTTATGACCCGGTCACCCGTCAAGGTGGTGGTCACAGCGCCTACGTCAGCCCAACTGTTTGACGCATTGTTTGCCGAGCTAAAGCGCTGGGTCAATGAGCTGCCAAAGCCCTTGCAGGCGATGGTCACTGTGAAGCAGGACCGCATTGTTTTTAATGCCGCACCTGACGAGATGTTTATCTCCGCGCGTACATCAAGGGCCGAGCAGCCGGAGGCTCTGCAGGGCATCCACTCGGACCACGTTATGCTGGTGGCCGATGAGGCGTCAGGCGTGCCGGAGGCTGTGTTTGAGGCGGCCAGCGGCTCGATGTCTGGCCACGCAGCCGTGACCCTGCTGCTGGGCAACCCGACCAGGTCCAGCGGTTTTTTTTATGACACGCATAACCGCTTGGCTAACGAGTGGACAACCTTCAAGGTTGGTTGTGAGCAGTCACCAAGGGTTAGCAAGGACTACATCGATGAGATGGCGTCTAGGTACGGCGAGGATAGCAACGCGTACAGGGTCCGCGTGCTGGGCGAGTTCCCGCGATCAGACGACGACACCATGATCCCGATGGACTTGATCGAAAGCGCTCGGCATCGTGATGTAACCGTCAACCCATACGCGCCCATGGTCTGGGGCTTGGACGTTGCGCGGTTTGGTGCTGACAGCTCGGCGCTAACCAAGCGAAAGGCCAACGTGGTCACAGAATCGCCACGGGTCTGGAAGAACCTAGACCTGATGCAGCTAACGGGTGCGGTGGTGGCCGAGTACCAGGCGCTACCGCCACACGAGCAGCCTGTTGCAATACTGGTAGACAGCATTGGCCTGGGGGCTGGTGTGGTTGACCGGCTGATTGAGCTGGGGCTACCAGCTCGCGGCATCAACGTCTCAGAGTCGCCCAGCTTTGGCAGCCAGTACCGAAACCTGAGGGCAGAGCTGTGGGCTAAAGCGAAAACATGGCTAGAGCGCAGGGATTGCTGCATACCAAACAGCTCTCAACTCATATCTGAGCTGGCCACAGTCAAGTACCGATTTGCAAGCAACGGGAAATTGCAGATTGAGTCAAAGGACGACATCAAGAAGCGTGGCCTCAAGTCCCCCGACCTAGCGGACTCGTTTGTGCTGACGTTTGCTGAGGACGCAGCGGTTGGCGTCCACGGGACGGCGGCTAGAAGTAAATGGGACAAACCTATCCGCAGGGGCATCCCCCGACTATGTTGATAGTGGGACAATTAGACAATACCGCTAAAGGATGAAAATGCAAGCAAACTCATACGAAGACATGGACCCCATTACAGCAGCCGAAGACATGCAGCGCGAAAGCGCGGAGGATGACTACGACGACCAGCCTATGGATGAGACCGAGCTGCAGTCAATTGTCGCGTCTGAAATTGAAGACGCCATCAGCTACATAGACTCGGACCTCAGCCCGTTTCGCGCCCAAGCAACGCGCTACTACCGGGGCGACCCGTTTGGCAATGAGACCGAGGGCAGTAGCCAGGCTATTAGCACCGAGGTCCGCGACGTTGTCAACGCGATGCTACCCAGCATCATGCGCACCATGTTCTCCAGTGAGCGGGCCGTGGAGTTTGTGCCAAAGGGTCCAGAGGACGTGGCCATGGCCGAGCAGGCAACCGACTACGCAAACTATGTTTTGCAAAGTGACAACGACGGTTTCTTGGTCATGTACTCGACGTTTAAGGACGCGCTGATCCGCAAGTGTGGCGTTGTCAAGACCTGGTGGGAGGACAAGACCACGGTCCGGATTGAAGAGTACACGGGGTTGGATGAGCAGACGATCATGCTAATTGAGAACGAGCCAGACGCCACCGTGTCTGTCATCTCTCAGTACGACGACCCCAACGTTACGCCGGAGATGCTGCAGCCACAGGTCGACCCGCAGACCGGCCAGGCAATGCTGGACGAGATGGGCCAGCCCATTATTCCTGCGATGCCGCAACTGTTTGATGCGACCATCAAACGCACCATAAAGTCTGGGCGCATAGCGATTGAGGCAGTGCCTCCAGAGGAGTTTTTACTAAGCCGCAACGCCAGGTCGCTGGAGGACTCCAGCATTGTTGCCCACCGCAAGATGGCCACGGTGGCTGAGTTGATTGAGATGGGATACGACGAAGAAGAGGTCATGACCTACGTCACCTCAACTGACTTTGAAAACAACGACGAGTACTTGAGCAGGCGCAGCCTGAGCACAACCATCGGTGCCAACTCAGAAAGCAACAACCCTGCAATGATGCGTGTGCTGTACATCGAGGCGTGGATACGGATCGATTACGACAACGACGGCCTACCAGAGTTGCGCAAGCTGTGCTGTTTGGGCGAGGGCTACACTATTGTTCGCAATGTCCCGGCGGACATGATCCCATTTGCGGCCTTCCCTTGCGACCCGGAGCCACACACATCGCCCCTAGAGGCCACAAGTATCTTTGACCTGACCAAGGACTTGCAGGAGATTAAAAGCGACATACTGCGCAACACGCTGGACTCGCTGGCCCAAAGCATCCACCCACGCACAGCAGTGGTGGAGGGGCAGGTCAACATGGACGACGTGCTAAACAACGAGACCGGGGCAATTGTGCGTATGCGGGCGCCTGGCATGGTACAGCCGCTCACAACGCCGTTTGTTGGCCGCGAGGCGTTCTCCATGTTGGACTACATGGACCAGGTCAAAGAAGACCGCACAGGTATGAGTAAGGCCTCCATGGGCCTGAATGCGGACGCGTTGCAAAGCTCAACTAAGGCAGCCGTGGCCGCCACGGTTAGCGCCAGCCAAATGAGGTTGGAGCTAATCACCCGAATTTTGAGCAACGGGATGAAAACCCTGTTTAAGAACCTGCTGCACCTGATCGTCACGCATCAGGACAAAGAGCGCATGGTTCGATTGCGCAATGAATGGGTGGCCATTGACCCCAGGTCATGGAATAGCAGCATGGACGTGACCACAAACGTTGCGCTGGGCAATGGAGACGTCGAGCAGAAGATGGCTATGCTCAACATGATCTCTAATATTCAAAAAGAGGCGCTCATGACTATGGGACCACAAAACCCACTGGTGTCGCCGGCGCAGTTTAGCTACACGGTCCGCAAAATGGTGGAGCTGGCCGGGTTCAAGGACTCCAGCCAGTTCTTTAGCGCCGTGCCGGCTGACTACGCGCCGCCAGAGAAGCAGGAAAAACCAACGCCAGAGGAGATACTGGCGCAGGTGCAAGCCCAAAGTATTCAAGCAGACATCCAGAAAAAAGCAGCAGAGCTGGAGCTTGATCGTGAAAAGATGATCCGATCAGACGACCGCGAGCGCGACCGCCAAGAGGCCGACTTTATGCTGCGAGCACAGGAGATGCAGCTCAAGTACGGCACGCAGGTGGACGTGGCCAGCATCAAGGCGATGATGGAGCGTGACCGAGAAGCACTGCGCGGCATAAACCAGATGGTGCAGCCTCAGGGTCCCATGTAATGGATAACGTAGAACGCCTGGCGCGTGGCCAAAACGCACAGCGCCTGATGGATGACCCAATCATCCAATCCGCCCTGCACGACATGGAGGCCATGTACATAAACGACTGGAAAACCAGTACAGTTGACGACGTAGTCAAGAGGGAGCGTGCTTTTGCGAGCATTAGCGTCTTACAAGACTTCAAAGCAGCGCTCCAGTCCTACGTTGACACCGGCAAATTAGCTGGTAAACATCTGGAGCGTAACTCCAAACTGTAATTAGGATGAGATAATATGGCCAACGACACCACGGCACCAGCCAGTGTTCATAACCCAATGACTGCAGATAGTGCAGCCAATGCCATTGAGGCAATGTTGTCCGGAGACGGAGACCAACAAGACTCAGAGGCGCAGCTGGACGAGATCAACGAGGTTGACGAGTCCGAACAGTTAGATGACGACGAATCTGCAGACGACGCAGCGGATGACGAGTCAGATGACGAAGAGTCAGACGAGGATGAAGACGAGGGTCAGGACCCGGTGGAGCAGAAGTTCACCGTCAAAATTGACGGCAAGGACACTAAGGTTTCACTTGAAGACTTGACCAACGGCTACAGCCGAACCGCTGACTACACGCGCAAAACGCAAGCACTTGCCCAAGAGCGTAAAGAAGCTCAGGTGGAGTTTGATATTGTGCGGCAAGAGCGGCAACAATACGCCCAACTGTTAGGCGCATTGCAGCAGCAGTTAGCCCAAGCTGACGCGTCACCTATTGATATGAATGCGCTTTATGAGAGCGACCCAATTGAGTGGGTGAGGCAAAAGGAGCTAGGTCGCGAACGACAGGAGAAGCAATACGCCATCCAGTCGGAGCAACAAAGACTAGCCCAGACACAGCAGGCGGAGCAGCGGCAGCACATGCGCGGCTATCTGGAGAACCAGAAGACGGCCCTGATTGAAGCACTACCGGCATTGCGTGACCCAGAAATGGCGTCTCAGCAAAAAAAGAAGTGGGTTGATGCGGGTAAGTCAATTGGATTTTCAGATCAAGAGATGAACGGGATCACCGATCACCGCATGCTACTTGCACTTAACACCATCGCGGAGTATCGCGGGATTGTTAGCAAGAGGCAGCAGATCAAACCAGTTCCAAGTGCAACCAAGTCAGTTAGACCTGGGACCACCGGCAACAGCCAAAAAAGCAGTGGGGTCAAGAAGTCGCAGCAGCGTCTCAGATCGACGGGAAGCATCAAAGATGCGGCCAGCCTGATCGAAAAATTCTTGTAACTTTTTAGGACATCATCATGACAATGGCTACCAACACATTCGCAACATATGCCGCAAAGGGCATTCGCGAAGACCTCTCTAATGTAATTTATTCAATCAGCCCAGAGGAAACGCCTTACGTTTCCAACATTGGCAAAGGCACAATCACCAACACCGCGTTTGACTACCAAACCGACTCGTTGGCAGCAGCTGGCGCTAACGTTCAGTTGGAGGGCGACGAGACCGCATACGACGCCGTTGTGGCAACCGTGCGCTTGCAGAACTACGCACAGATCAGCCGCAAGTCGGTCGTGATCTCTGGTACGCAAGACAAGGTGAATACTGCCGGCCGACGTCAGGAGTTGTCTTACCAAATCGCAAAACGTGGTTCTGAGCTGAAGCGCGATATAGAGTTCTCATGTCTGAACAACCAAGCCGCAGTGGCTGGCGACGCTACAACCGCACGTTCTACTGCGTCATTGCAAGCCTACTTGAAGACCAATAGCAACAAGGCTGGCGACGGTACAGACCCTGTTTACACCACGGTCCCAACAGACCCCCGCAATGACGGAACCCAGCGCGACTTTACTGAGGTGATTTTGAAGGACGTGATTCAGCAGGTTTGGACTGAAGGCGGCACGCCTAAGATTCTGATGGTTGGCAGCTTTAACAAGCAAGCCGCATCAGCCTTTGCGGGTATCGCTGGCCAGCGTTTCAACACTACAGGCGCCAAGCCAAGCACTATCGTGGCCGCCGCCGACATCTACGTCAGCGACTTTGGGAACGTTTCGATTGTTCCTAATCGGTTCCAATCAGCACGCAGCGCCTTTGTGATCGATCCTGAGTACGCCTCAATCGACTTTTTGCGCCCAATGCAAACGATTGAGATGGCCAAGACCGGCGACGCTGACAAGCGCTTGATGTTGTGCGAGTGGGGTCACCGCGTTAAAACTGAAAAGGCTCACGGCATCGCCGCTGACTTGACTACTTCCTAAGAGACAAAGGGCTGGTCTAATAAACCAGCCCTTTTTACATATGACAGTAATCAATAAACGCCTGGTATCTGAAAACGCTGCCATTGGCCAGAAGCAGTACTGGCATGACCACGACGACGGCTCCGTGACAATCCAAACAGTGCAAGATGTCGAGGACGTTGCCGAGTCCAATAAGCAAAGTTTTAATCAAGTTGATGAGCGGGCCAACTGGCAGGGTGACATGCACAAAGTTGCATCTATACCGATGGCCATATTTTATGACTTGAAGCGCAAAGGCATCTTAGATGACCCTGCGGCAATGAAGAAGTGGCTCAACGATTCAGACAACCGCGTGTTCCGTACACGGCCAGGAACTGTTTAGTCATGGCTTACGGACCAGCTCCAGAACCTTTTGAGTCAAAGTATGCGCGGTTTACCGAGCGGGTTCCGTTTTGCGGGTGCCATATTTGGATGGGGGAGGTGGACAAGAATGGCTACGGGAAAACTAGGTCTAACGGCAAGCGCGTTATGGCTCACAGGGAGTCATATAAGCATTTTGTTGGCCAGATAGTTGATGGCAACGTGATAATGCACTCGTGCGACACGCCATCATGCGTCAACCCAAACCACTTATCCCAGGGTACTCATCAAGACAACTCGGACGATATGGTGGCAAAGAAAAGGAATGCTGTCGGAGTTCGATCTAATGTGGCAACCATCAATGATGCTACGGCGATTAATATATTTAACTTTAGCGGTAAGCAATCCGACATTGCAAAAAAGTTTGACGTTTCTCAGTCTACTGTCAGTATGATCAAAAGAAAACTGTACTGGAAGCACATTCACGAGGGTATGATCTAGACCATGGCAATAAGCACCTACACCGAGCTGCAGTCAGCAATTGCTGATTGGTTAAACCGTGATGACTTGGCTGCGGTGATACCTACATTTATCTCTTTGGCAGAGGTCGGCATGGAGCGCGTGCTGCGCACCCGCAATATGCTGGTCCGAGCCAACGCGCCAATTGACACGCAGTACAGCGCGGTTCCGGCTAATTTTTTAGAGGTCCGGTCGATTAAGATTACCAGTGTCGCGCCAATCCAGCCAATGGAGTTCCAGACCATGGACGCCATGGACGTGCTGGACTCCAAGGACCAAGCAGCCGGAAAGCCAAAATACTACACAATTGTAGGAACCCAGCTGCGGGTACACCCAATACCGTCGGGCGTCCACACAGCAGAGCTTGCGTACTACGCAAGGCTGGATAAGCTGTCGGACACGCTGACATCAAATTGGATTCTTACTAAGAGTCCTGACGCCTATTTGTACGGCGCGTTGCTACAAGCTGCGCCATACTTGAAGGACGACGAACGCACGGCAGTGTGGACGACGTTGTATGCTGCTGCCATCCAAGCGATGCAAACAGCAGACGATCGCGCGTCCACTGCTGGTGGCGCATTGAAAACCAGAAGCCAAGCATTTGGAGTTAACTAATGTCAAGTTTTAGCGATTACACAGAAAATCTAGCCCTAACCTGGCTCTTTACCACCAGCAGCGCAACGCGCCCAACTGCCTGGCATGTTGCGTTATTTACCGCAGCGCCAAGCGACACGGGCGGCGGCACTGAGCTGTCTGGCAACAGCTACGCCCGCGTATCCACCACGTTTACGGTCTCCGGCACTAGCCCGACCACAGCCACAAACGCTGCGGCGGTTGAGTACGCAACGGCAACCGGTAGCAACTGGGGCACGATTACGCACCTCGCGTTGTTTGATGCCAGCACCAGCGGAAACATGTTGGCTTGGGCGCCACTAACTATTAGCAAGGTGATTGACGTTGGCGACGTGCTGCGCATACCAGCCGGCGACTTGGACATCACGCTGACTTAAGACAATGTCTTACCCATACGGTCTAGGCGACTACGGCGCTGGCAACTACGGCGCTGGGGCGGAGAACGCTCAGGCAAGCATTGCCGCTGCGAGCTTGTTTGTTGTCGGGGCCGTTGGGTATGTCAAGGAGACGTCTGCCACAATATCGTCTACGTCAATCGGGCGGGCATACGGGTCCTACGCTTACGGCTCTGGCCAGTACGGCGCAAGCCAAATTAACTCGGTTCGTATACGCGAGACATCGGCCACAGTGGCCAGCGCGTCTGTGGCTGAGGCGGAGGCCTACGCAACCCGCAGTGTAGCGGCGATAATTAACTCAGTGACTAGCGCAACCGCCAGGGGCGTGTCATCAATCGGTGCAGCTGCTGAGGTGCAAGCTCAAAGCGCCTTTGTAGCCACGGTAAACAGGGTGCAACCAGGGGCGTCTGCAATGGCTGCTCAATCATCATTTATTGCCTCTGCCCGCGAGAAGTGGGAGAATGAGGCAGATACGCCAGAGACCTGGACCGTCTTGGCGGACGGGTCAAAGATACTTAGGCAACCTTAAAAGGATTTTAGAAAATGGCTGATACCACTACCACCAACTTAAGCCTGGTTAAACCAGAGATCGGTGCAAGCATTGACTCGTGGGGGACCAAAATTAACGGAGATTTAGACACCGTTGACGCGCTGTTCTCTGCCTCTGGTGCGCTTGCTGTTGCCAACGGCGGCACAGGGGCGGCTAATGCGTCTGCGGCACGCACGGCGCTTGGTTTGCTAATCGGTACTGATGT